ATCTCCTGGAAAAATAATGAATAGCACAAGCCCATTAAACCCAGATGGAACATTACCTTCAGGATCAGCTGATAATTTCAGATGGCAGATTGTTTCCCCTAATATATCAACTGGGACGTTTTCATTACTAATTAGGAAAGGTAATGATTCAACAAATTCTCCTTCTATTTTAGAGTCATGGGGTCCATTATCTTTAGATCCATTTTCACCAAATTATATTGAAAAAGTAATAGGTAACCAAATCGAAAATGTAGTAAATGATAATGGAGAATACTATCTACAATTATCAGGAAGTTATGAAAACATGTCAAATTATATTAGAGTTAAACAAGTTAATATAACCACACCAGAATATTTAAATAATTCAGGTAATCCTAAACCACAATTTACCTCCTCTATTCCAATAGCAACAAGTGGTACTTTTGGATCAGCAACAGGAGATAATATTCCTTCTGGGGTAGGTAATTATTACCAAAATATATCCAATACTAATTCACAAGGATTAATAGGATCAGATTATACTCAATCAATATCATTATTATCTAATAAAGATCAATATAGATACAATTTTATTACAGCCCCGGGATTAATCAGTAATTTTCCATCTTCCGCAACTGCTATAACTACTTTAATATCTAATATCTCAGATAATGGTAATTCAATGACAGTAATTGATACTACAGAATTTGGTCAAAATATTAATACCGTTATCTCAGACGCTAGTGGATTAAATACATCATATGCTGCTACTTATTGGCCTTGGATTAATACTATTGACCCTAACTCAGGACAAAGAATATGGGTACCAGCATCAACTATGATTCCTGGAGTATATGCATTTAATGATAATGTTGCTGCTCCATGGTTTGCTCCAGCTGGGATAACTAGGGGAATAATAAGTAATGCTATTAGAACTGAACGTGTTTTAACCCAAGGAAATAGAGATGCATTATATGAGGCTAATATTAATCCTGTTTCAACATTTCCTAGAACGGGAGTAGTAGTATTTGGGCAAAAAACACTACAGAAAAAAGCAAGTGCTTTAGATCGTATAAATGTTAGAAGACTATTAATTGAACTTAAAAATTACATTACTCAAGTAGCAGATAATTTTGTATTTGAACAAAACACAGCAGCTACTAGAAATAACTTCTTACTTCAAGTAAACCCATATTTAGCATCAGTTCAACAAAGAAATGGTTTATATGATTTTAGAGTAGTAATGGATGAATCAAATAATACCTCAACAGTAATAGATAATAATCAATTAGTAGGTGCTATATATCTCCAACCAACTAAAACAGCAGAATATATTTATCTGAATTTTAATATATTACCTACAGGAGCACAATTTTCTTAACATATAAAATCGTTTTTTGAATAAAAAGATAATATTTATAATAAAATAAAAACCCAAATAAAAAATGGCAAATTTTCCAGTATCCCCAGGAGTAAATACAAGTGAAATAGATAATACATTCTTAATGTCCCAACCTGTAAAAGCAGGAGCAGCTATCGTAGGACCTACAGTAAAAGGACCAGTTGAATTACCTACCCTTGTTACATCTTATGCAGATTACGTAAATAGATTTGGTGACGTCTTAGTAAGTGGAAGTAATACTTACTCATATTTTACCTCAATTTCAGCGTATAATTATTTTAATAATGGAGGAACATCTCTTATTGTTGCTCGTGTAGTATCGGGTTCATATACAGCCGCTACTAGTAGTAAAATTGACAATTCATTAACTACTTCACCAGGTAATACATCATCATTATCTATAAATGCTACAACTTTTTTCACAGGATCCTCAACAGGTTCATTTACTGGAATTAGAATTCAAACTTCTGTAAATGATTATTACATTATTCCTAATAATGCTTCATATAATGATTATAATTTATTAGTAGATATTTTTTATACATCAAGTGGTGCTACAACAAATGATAACACTACTAATTACATGAATGCCATAGTAAGTACTATAAATGATCCTAACTCTGGATTTTCAACAGTTGGACTAACAGCTAGTTTTTCATCCCCAACTCTTACCATCAGCTCAACTACTCCAGGAACTACATTAAATGGAGCAAATTTATATAAAGAAGCATATGCTGGAACTGCTGGAGTTCAAATTGGTACACTTTCCGGAGGTACAGCTAGTGTATTAGGTTCAGCTCTTGTTTTAGAAACTCTAGGAAAAGGTATCATCATGAATAACTCAGGAACATTAAATCCTGATGGTACATTAGTTTCTGGTTCAAAAGATAATGTTAGATGGGAAATTACAAATGCTAACACAGCATCTGGTACATTTAATGTAATTATTAGACAAGGAAATGATAAAACAAATTCCAAAACAATTTTAGAATCTTGGAACAATGTTAATTTAGATCCAAATTCACCTAGATTTATTTCTAAAGTAATTGGAGACCAAGTTTTAGAATATAACCCAGCATCAAATCAAATAGATATCTCATCAGGAACATTTCCAAATCAATCAAGATATGTTCGTGTAAAATCAATCACAACTTTAACCCCAAACTACTTAAACAGTAGTGGAACCCCGGTTTCAGCATATACAGCATCTATTCCACTTAATGGTTCAGGTTCATTTGGAAGTGCTACTGGAGACGTAAAAGCAGGAGCTAATTTCTATGAAAATATTTCATCAACAAATACACAAGGATTAGTTGCAGGTAATTACACTAACATGGTGAATTTGCTCGCAAATAAAGATGATTACCAATTCAATATTCTTTCAACTCCTGGTTTGTATAACGCAGATTATGCTTCAACGATTTCAAATATTATTGCAAATACCCAAAATAGAGGAGATAATTTATATGTTGTAGATTTAACTAGCTACAGTGGTGCAATAACAGATGCTATTACAGAAGCTCAATCAAGAGATACTTCATATGCTGCTACTTACTGGCCATGGGTTCGTACCCAAGACCCAGCAACTGGTAAACAAGTATTTATACCAGCTTCAACTTTAATCCCAGGTGTGTTTGCATTCAACGATAAAGTAGCTGCTCCATGGTTTGCACCAGCAGGTATTAACAGAGGTGGATTATCTACAGTGTTAAGAACTAAAGTAAAATTATCACAAGCAGATAGAGATAATTTATATACTAACAATATCAATCCAATTGCTACTTTCCCAAAAACAGGAGTATCAGTTTTCGGTCAGAAAACATTACAAAAAGGAGCATCTGCATTAGACAGAATTAATGTTAGAAGATTATTGATTGAATTAAAATCATATATTTCTCAAATCGCTGATACATTAGTGTTTGAACAAAATACTATTACTACAAGAAATAATTTCTTAGCTAGAGTAAACCCATATTTGGAAACTATCCAACAAAAACAAGGTTTATATGCATTTAGAGTAGTAATGGATGAAACAATCAATACACCAGATATTATCGATAGAAATCAATTGGTAGGTCAAATCTTTATCCAACCTGCTCGAACAGTAGAATTTGTAGCTCTAGACTTTATTCTTGAACCAACAGGAGCTCAATTCCCGGGATAAAAAATTGAAAAATTAAATACGTATAATAAAATTAAACATAAATAAAAAATGGCAATTCTAGATCCAAACGAAATATTTTTTTCAGCGTTTGAACCAAAACAAACAAACCGTTTTATCCTTTATATTGATGGTATTCCTTCATATATGGTAAAAGGAATGAGCGCTGTAAATTTAGCACAAACTGCTGTTCCATTAAATCACATTAACGTTCAACGTTTTGTGAAAGGAAAAACAACATGGGGTACGATTGATTTCACATTGTTTGATCCAATTACTCCATCTGGAGCACAAGCAGTAATGGAATGGGTTCGTTTACACCACGAATCTGTAACAGGTAGAGATGGTTACTCTGATTTCTACAAGAAAGATTTAACATTCAACGTTGTAGGTCCAGTTGGTGATATCGTTTCAGAATGGGTAGTTAAAGGAGCACTAATCACTTCAGCTACATTTGGAGACTACAATTGGGATGATGATGGAAACGCAGTTAATATTTCAATGACTGTACAACCAGATTATTGTGTGTTGAATTACTAATAGTAGTAAAAATATATTTTTGAAGAGTCTGCCTAGATTAGGTAGGCTTTTCATTTTTTCATATATGTATATATGATAATAAAGTTATAACAAAATAGGAATTATGGAATTTAAAATCCCAACAGAAACAATCGAATTACCTTCCAAAGGTCTTTTATATGAAGAAGGATCTGAATTAGCAAAAGGAACGGTAGAGATGTCTTACATGACGGCCAAACATGAGGATATCTTAACAAACCAATCTTATATCAAAAATGGAACAGTTTTAGATAAATTGATGAAATCTTTAATTGTATCCAAAATCAACTACGATGATTTACTAATTGGAGACAAAAACGCTATTATGATAGCTGCTCGTGTTTTAGGTTATGGTAAAGATTATACTTTTGATTTGTATGGAGAATCCCACACAGTTGATTTATCCACTATTGAAAGTAAACCCTTACACCCAGCTGTAGAGGCACGCAAGAAAAACGATTTTGAGTTCGTTTTACCTGAGTCCGGTAACCGTGTAACGTTTCGCTTTTTAACACATAAAGATGAGCAAGAAATCAACCGTGAACTAGAGGGACTAAAGAAAATAAACAAAGATAACTCACCAGATCTATCAACTAGAATGAAACATATTATCACTTCAGTTGAGGGAAGTTCTGAGAGAAAAGATATTAGAGATTTTGTTGATAACTATTTGTTAGCAAAAGACTCTCGTGCTCTAAGAGAATACATTAAAGAACTCCAACCAGATGTGGACCTGACATTCTTTCCCAGCGAAGATGGGGTTGGAGTCAATATCCCAATTGGGGTTAACTTTTTTTGGCCTGACATTTAATTCAGCACCCCAGGCTAGAGCCGCGATTTTTACCCAAATACATGAAATATGTTTTCATGGAAAAGGAGGATACGATTGGAATACTGTCTATAATATGCCCATTTGGCTTCGAAGGTTTACTTTTAATAAGATAAACGGTTTCTATCAAAAGGAAAAAGAAGACATGGAGAATGCAAAAAATGGAGGTAAATCAAAAAGTATGATAGACTCATCTGGTAAAGTAAATACTCCTGAGTTTGCTCAAGCAAGCCAACAATATAAAAAGAAGAGCAGCTACAAATAGTTGCTCTTTTTAATATTTATAATAAAACATTTATAGATGGCTAAACAATCTAATACAGACGAGGAAAACAAAAAACTTAAAGAACAGATAGAGCTTTTAAAACAACGTCTTGAACTTCAACAAGAATCGTTTGATTTGTCATCTTCTGCTGTTGACTCTTTAAGAGAGGCTTTAGGGATTGAAATTCGACGTTCTACAATGGAGAAATCAACCCTAAAAACAAACCAGGATATTAACTCCGCTATCTTAAATCAAAAAACAGGTTTAAGTAATATAAATACTATTCAGAAACAAATTGTAAAAAATGAGGATTTAATTAAAAAAGGTAAATTAATTGAAAATAGTTTACTTTCCTCAATTGGAAATAAGTTATCTAAAAATGGTAACATTGTTGAAAGTAGAATTAAAAAACAAGCTCAACAAAATAAACAATTAGCAGAATATAATAAAAGAATAGAAGCGGGTCTATCAATTGATATCAAATCATATGAGGCTCTTAAAGAAAAAACAGCTTTAAATGAAGAAGTATTAGCTCAAGAATTTGGTAAATTATCTTCTTTAGAGCAACAATATATTTTAACAAAACAAAATACCAAAGCATTAGAAGACCAACAAAAGGTTAGAGAAGCTGAAAAAGGTATTCAAGATCAACTTGAGACTCAACTAGGACTTTCGGGAAAATTAGCTAAAACATTAGGTGCTATACCTGGAATAGGAGATGCTTCCAAAAAAGCATTAGAAGACGTTACAGAAGAACTCCAAGCTCAAGTTGAAGCTGGAGGAAAATTACCAAGTAGATGGCAAACTTTTAGTATGTTAGTTGGTAAAACCTTAAAAAGCTTAGGTAAAGGATTAACAGACCCCGCATTCTTGATGACGGAACTAGTTTCAGTATTTAAAAATGTAGATGATGGAGCAGGCCAACTAGCCAAAAGTATGAATATGACATACTTAGAGGCTTTAGGTACACAAAAAGAACTTACTGCAATGGCTGCATCATCCTTTGATGTTGCTTTAAATACAAAAAATCTATCTGAAACGTTAATGTTCGTTGGAAAACAATTAGGTTCTAATGCAAAATTAAACGAGGCAGATCTTAAAACATTCACTAAATTAAGAGAACAAGCTGGGTTTACTAATGAGGAATTATATGGTATTCAACAGTTATCTTTAGTAAATGGTAAATCTTTAGAAAAAAATACAGAAGAAATTTTAGGAGGTGCTAAAGCATATGCTTCCCGTAATAAACTAGTAGTTAATGAAAAAGATATTTTAAGAGAAGTATCTAAAACATCAGCTACCATAAAATTATCTTTAGGTGGAAGTGCAGAAGCGGTAGCAGAAGCAGCCGTTCAAGCTAAACAATTTGGTTTAAATTTAGAACAAGCAGATAAAATAGCACAAAGCTTATTACAATTCGAATCTTCTATTGAAAGTGAACTTTCAGCTGAATTACTTTTAGGTAAAGATCTTAATTTTGAAAGAGCACGTCAATTATCATTAAATAATGATATAGCAGGAGCTGCTGAAGAAATAGCTAAACAAGTTGGTACCTCAGCTGATTTTGCTAAAATGAACGCTATTCAACAAGAGGCAATAGCAAGAGCAGCAGGTTTAACTAAAGATGAATTAGCCCAATCTTTAATGGATAGAGAAGCCCTAGCCAAACTCTCAGGTGTAGAAGGTAAAACTGCACAAGAACGTTTCAACAATTTAGTTAAAGAAGTTGGAATGGAGGAAGCTAAAAAAAGATTAGGTGAAGAAGGTTTAGCTAATCAATTTGAACAACAATCTGTTCAAGAAAGACTTGTTCAAACTGTAGAAAAACTTAAAGAAGTATTTGTATCATTAGCCGAACCAGTTTTAGCTATATTATCACCGATTGCCGACCTTGTGGGGTATTTAGCATCATTAGCTGATGGGATATTACCCAAACTAATTGGTGGTTTTTTAATATTAAAAGGTATACAAACTGCTATTGCATCTACCGCTAAATCTACTTTAGAAACAGAAAAAAAAGAATTAACTATTCAAGCTGCAAGAAATTTAGCTAAGGGAAAAGAATTAACAACTCAAATTGGAATAGCGGCAGCATGGGCTGTTGCTAATCCTTTTTTAGCAGCCGCTGGTTTAACATTAGCTAGTATTGTTTATTCCTCATTAAAAGGAGATGATATATTATCCCCTGGTGAATCAGGTGGCGGATATGGTAAACGCACCTTATTTGGACCAGAGGGAGCTATACAACTAAACGATAAAGACACAGTAATAGCTGGAACAAATTTATTCGATAAAGGAAATGATGTATATTCTGGCCCCCAAAATATGCTTTCTGTATCTAACAGTACAGCACCTAGAAGAGAACCAACAGTTGATCCAACCGCGGGAATGAATGCTAGACTAGATAAACTTATATCAGTTACAGAAAGAGTAAATGCTATACCTACTTTACGAGTTCAATAATATTCAATATTTATAATAAAATAAAAAACTATGGGACTATTAAACATGCTAACGCAACAAGGTTCTCAATTGAGCCAATTTGATGGAACTACACCTCCAAATGACCCAGGTGTATCACCTCAATCAACTAAACATTACCAATATTCAATCAATGGTAACCCAAACATGACTGGTCTTCCAACACCTTCTATTCTAGATTTAGATGGAGTTGTTCCTCCAGTTTCATGAGCTAATCCAAACCAAGCTTTACCATACTTGAATAACCTACCAGGATAAAAATATATAAATGGGTCTTTTAATCAAATTACAAAATGGGGATACCCAACTGAAATCACTCAAGTTTGGAAGCGACAGACTTGGTGGTGGAGATAGTGGGCAACCTTACATTCAAACATCCGTAGACACGGAACCGGGTCAAGATACCGGGACAGATTTTTTACTGCGTGGAGGAATAAACGCTCCGGCGGATGCTTTGACTGATGTAAAAAGATTAACCAAATATATGTTTGATAAAAAATCACCTAGTGGTGGTTTATTTGTAGCTAAACAAAATTTATTATCTAGAGTATCACCTAAAACAGAAGCCTCTAAAGGTTTAGCATATGCTGGTGGTGCTTTAAATAGTGGAGTTTATACTCCACTTTCAACATTAGCCCAAGCTGGAGTTGGATTTTCAGGAACACATATTGATAAACAAGGACTTGATCCAACTGGATTATTTTCTGGATTATCTATTAACAAGTATGAAAAAATAATAAAATCCCAAGATGAAACTAATTTTCAATCTAAAAACCGTCTTATAAATTTAAAATATTCTATAAAAGATTTTGATGGAGTAAAAGGGTATAGTTTTAATCAAGGAAGTGATTTAATAACATATAGTGGAGGTCCTGGTTCTATTTTAGGAGTTGGGCAAACACATATAAGATATGCTGACCAAAGAACAGGTATAAATAATCCCCAATTTGGTAGTAAAGCCTTCGAAATAGGAGGTAAACCTATAATAACAATAGAAGATGATATAAATTATAAATCACAAATCCAATCCAAACTTACAGAATATGGTAGAGAATTACTTTCAGTTTCAAAATTTGATATAGGTGGATTAACTAATTCAAACTTAAATGGCTCCGCTAGAACATTAGGTGTTACCTCGGGTGGTAATCTTATAGGTAGATATTCTTCACTTTCTACTTTAGTAATTGATCCAAATGCTGATATTGGTGGATCTATTGAAGCATTGAAAGATACTGAAATAGCAATAAAATTAAACAATTCTCAACAAAAAGAAGGATATCTAGCCAATTTAAATAAAAACGGAGGAATTAATTCAGAAGGAAAACCTCAAAACCATAACCCTGTTAGAGTAGGAGGAAGAGGAATTTCAAATGATTTTAGACAAGTAAATAGAAAAAAAAGAGGATTCATTGATGGTTATAATTCATATGATTATATTGCTCCTTCTAGTTCTCAATTTATAGACTATGCTACAACCCAGACCCTAGATAGAATATACTATTCTTCAGCTGATAAAAGAACCTCTAACCCATTAGATCTTAAAAATGATTTGATTCAATTTAGAATTTCTATAATAGACCCTAGAAACCCAACAGCCCTATCAACTACTTTAAATTTTAGAGCATATATCGATTCACTCTCAGATTCATATGCAGCTGATTGGAAATCACAAACATATATGGGACGTGGTGAAAAATTCTATAAATATAACTCATTTGATAGAGATATTTCTTTAGCATTTACTATTGTGTCTGATAATAAAAATAATTTGGATATAATGTATAAACAGTTAAATACACTTGCTGCTTCATTAGCCCCCACATACACTGGACAAGGATACATGGCTGGAAATTTACATTCACTTACTATAGGAAATTATGTGTATGAGCAACCAGGAATTTTAACTAGTCTTACGTATGAAATAATGGATGAATCTCCATGGGAAATAGATGAAAATTATCAACTTCCATTTTATATTAAAGTAACAGGAATGAAATTTATCCCAATTCATAGATTTAGACCTGAATCAGCATTTAATAACTCGCATGCTTATATAAACCAACCTTCAACACAAAATGGCTAGATATTCAACTACCCCAGTTATAACAACTACTGAAAATCCAAAAAGAAGATATATAAATGTAAAATATCCTGAAATAACAGTTGATTTTACAGATATTTATGTGTATACTAATAGTGGAGACAGATATGATTTGTTAGCCCAAACATATTATGGTGATTCATCTTTATGGTGGATAATAGCAAGAGCTAACTCAACTCAAACAACAGATTCTCTAATACCAAATATTGGAGATCAAATTAGAATACCTTCAGCTCAACGTGTTTCAAATATTTTGAGTCAATTTGAGAATTTAAATAGAATAGTATAAAAATGTTATGGGAAAAATTATTGGAGAACCATTTAGAGAATATGTTACTAACCAAATAAATGTACGTCAAATAGCCCATGGCTCAGGGAATGGCCTTTACCCCAACGAAAGAACCCCAGAATATTTAAGTTATTTAAACTCTAAAACAGCTTGGGTAAAGCTAGCCTCTAGTATTTCCATAACTAATGAAAGAATAGGAACAGAAGAAATCTACCCAGGATACTCAGGCACAACATTAGCTAAACGTTTTGTTTTATTTAATGGTACTTCGGATTTATATGCAGGACAAGCAAATAAACAAACAACCCAAAGAGGAACCCAAAACCCAGATGGAACTGGTAATATATGGGATTTACATAATGGTATATATAATGTTATCCCTTTAAATCAAAATAACCAAGTTCCTACATCAGAATTTGGTTTAAACCCAATGCCTGGTATTACAAGTGTGGAGGTCAAAAGTTTAAACAGAGGTTCTATTAAAAGAGCAACTGTAAATATTAAATGTTATACTCCTGAACAATTCCAAATTATTGATTTATTATATTTAAGAATAGGATATACTATGTTCCTAGAATGGGGAAACAGTTTATATTTAGCTAATAATGGGGAATACCAAAATATGGGTTATACCCTAATTGAGGACCCAAAAGATGGTTTCTTTTCTGATCAATGGAAAAAATCATCTTACCTTGGTTTTTTACCTACTATAGAAAAATGGAGACATGATAAATATGGAAACTATGATGGGTTACTAGCTAAAGTTGTAAATTTTTCTTGGAAATTTTCCCAAGACGGTTCATATGATATTGAACTTCAACTTATAAGTTTAGGGGATGTTATAGAATCCTTAAAAGTAAATGTTACTCCATCTTTAGGTATTTCTACTTTTATAAAAGAAGCATATGAACTTTATAAAACAGAAACAGAGGAACAAAATGATGCATCTGTACCTGGTTCACCTGAAAAGGATATTATTACCTCATATTTATTTTTACAAAAATTGTATTTAGATAAAAGTGTAAAAGAATATTTTTCAAGCCCATCTAAAGATTATACTACAACCTATATCCTTACTAATAAAGAAA